GTCTCCAGCAGCCGTCTTTGATGAGACGGTTGCAAGTGTAGCACCGCATTAGTTGCACAGAGTCTCAATCTCACGCGCCATGGCCTTGACGTTCAAATACCCCCAGCAGCTACTCTCTGCCACCGGCACCACCACGTTCATACAAGCGCCGAGCGTCTGCGGATCATCGGCCAGGGCCTCGCACTTCTCATGCGCAGCCTTGACCGCAAGGTTCTTACAAAACTCAAGAGCCAGGTTCCGCTTGGCCTCCAGTTTCACGCACGCTGGGTCTTTGGGTTTCAGGACCGTGGCCAGAGCCAGGATCAGAGCAGCACCGAACAGGCAACCAAGGACAATCTTATGACGTGGACTGAGCATGAGATACCCCCACTATCAGGGTATCCACAATCCGCGCAGCATTCCTACTCGCCGTCGTCGTCCTGGTAAGTGAACCAGTCGAGGACTGCAATAACCCCAATGATCCCGATTAGGATGCCAAGCATCAGGAAGGCCACGTTGGCGTCAGTCACGGTTCTCCTGATCGCGGCGCATCTTTTCCATGAGCAAAGGCAACGAAGCTACCCCAGCCGCGCCAGCAGAGATGGTTCCAGATCGACTTTTCTTAGGATCAAACTTGGCAAACTCAGAACGCACCTGGGATGGTTTGAAAACCATGAAGTGCTCTGTCCCAGGCTCAACATTTGGCATATTCGGAAAGGTTTTTTTGGCATCAATTACGATACCGTCAAAACCAAGATCCTCATAGACCTTACGAATAACTTCGGGTTGCGCATAGCCCGTGTGATCCTGGGCATTCATCAACTCTTCGCTGTTACGCAATGCTTCATCTAAGCGACTTGCTCTAATTTCTCCGTCAGCGAGCACTTCTCCAATTTCTGCAAGCACGCCATCGGCATTAAAACCGTAATCCTTCGCCTGCGACTTCAGTGACTTTACCAATTTGTTGGTAAGTTTCGATTCCGAAACAAATTCGCCATCTTTGTCATACTTCGGAGTAAAATCTAAAAAAGTTTCATTCTTGACGCCTAGCCGTAGCGGGTTTTTCATTTTCACCCGTAGAGGATATACGGTCCCAATTTGTTCTGACTTCGCCGCCGTTGTTCCATATAGCTGCTTGGACGCCAATTCATAGAGGTCGGCATCCTCTGGTAATTTACCTTCATCCCTCAGTGCCTGAAGTTCATCTAGTTTGCGCGAGAATTTACCGCTAGGATCTGGGCCTGACCTAGAGGCATAGTTCATGGACGCATCTTCGGGGCTACTCGTAATATAAATGGACTTACCAAATCGTCCTTCAACGCTTCCCATGGCGGGGTTAAACTTTTCAATGTCTGAAAATGAGCCGTGAAAGCCTTTTTGTTTGAATCCCATCTCTTCAGCACGCTGCAATCTGCTGGCAAGATCCATAGCCAATTCTGAACCTGCTTTCGTAACCTTCGGAGCCACTTTCTCAACTGTCCCAGCAACCATTGGAAGCGTTAGCCCGGCGGCAAGTTTTCCAGGTATTAAATTTGATGGGTCCAATGCCGCTCCCATGGCGAGCCCACCGATTTTGTCAGGCACATTGGCAGCCGGGCGATGATCAGCGAGGGCTTTCCAAATGTCTGAGCCAATCTTGGCCTGAGGCATCTTATTCTCAAGCATCCACTTAAACAGGTCTTCTCCAGACGCTGTTGAAGGGGCCTTTGGCTGAAGCTGTTCCTTCATGGCCTGCACAGCCTCCCAAAGACTTTTGCCCTCAGTCTGTGCCTGCGCAAGTGCAAGACCAGCGTTACTCAACTTAACCAGCGGGTTGTTCTCCGGATCAAACGGAGTGCTGTCGCCCACTAGTCCTTTTTTTTTCAGGTCTTCAATCGATGCCATATGTCAAAGATGCCATGAAATCGGTCGCCTGTCTTTGGGTTCAGATTCCAGAGAAGTCACACCACTCCCTAACTGGCAGGACACGAGTCCTTCCAGCTAGAGAGCAGTGCTTCAAAAAACGGTCACTTGTCTTTTGGGACGAGTTCCGTCGAAGCCACAGGGAGCGCGATCAATACGCTTCCCATCCGGGTATTGCTTTAGGCGGATTGTCCCCACCCCTGCGCCTGGCCTTACCCGTATGACCTTGAATCGTTGCCCACGCACCCCAGCCCCTTCACGGAGCCGCTGGTCTTTTCAGCCGCCGACCAATCGAGGTCATCCCCCTGCCAGTGCCGCTCTGCGCTTCAGTAACGGCAATATCCAGTGACCGCTTCGTTTGCATTACCCGGTCACTTTTGTGTTGTGGATCTGACGGAAACAGTAGAAAACTGTTCCCATCAGTCCGACACAGATTGAACCCTACCCCAGCTCTCCTACCAGACGCAAGTCTACGGGCAGGGGTAGGGATACAAAAAAAGATCAGCCCCTTTTCAGCCAAGCATTTACCGCATCTAATAAGCAGATGACTCGCCTGCTGTTCTGCGCATTCATGCTGCTGGTGCCGAAAACCGGACTGGCTGACGCGGTCTTGTTCCGTTATGGGCTGGGATTCGGTGCGCCAAGTCAGGTAGGTAGGGGTGAGATTAAGTGGTTCTCCGTCGGATATGAGCGGGACCATGTGCCAGGGATTATGAGCCTTGCAGAGCTTGGTGTGATCGCTGACATGAAGGAAAGCCTCGGGCGTAGGTCTGGAGCGTTTGCCTCTTACAGCGTTGGCACCAAGATGCAGTTAGGCCCTGTGCAGACTAGGTATGCCTGGGGAGTGGGCTACCTATCCCACACTGATGGGCTGCTCTCCAGCCACTTCCAATTTACGCATGACCTGACTTTCGGGCTATATGACCGCAAAACAGGGTTGAGCCTGGGCTATAAGCATATCAGCAACGCGGGCATCACACTCCCCAACCGCGGGCGTGACTTTATTACTTTGCGCAGCGAGTTATACTTTTAGCCTTGCCCTTGCTCGCGTTCCGCGAGAATCATTAGGCATGATCTACAATAAGCGCTCCGATGACGCGATCAAAACGGAGCTAGAATACCTTCAGGAATATGTTGGCCGTGTATTCGGCAAGCCTCTCGAGAAGGAAGCCTTCCAGGCCCAACTGGATGAACTGATCACCAGCAAGATCCAAGACTACGTTTACCAGCGCTACCGCGACTGGACCGCGCCCGAGATCGCACGACTCCGTGACGCATGGGACGTGAAGCCCGTGGAAACCGTGACGCAGGATGACAAGCCACGACGCGGTAGGCCACCAAAGGTTGACCAAGGTAGTCAAAAACAGACAGGGTAAGTCAGGTATTCATGGCTAAGTATGGAGGGCGCGGGAAGGGTACGCCTAACAAAAATACCCTACCGCTTCAGCAACTCGCAGACAAGCTGGGTTGTAGTCCGTTTGAAATCCTTTGCCGCTTCGCCATCGGTGACGCTAAGGGCCTGGGCTATGCAACCGATATCGTCCACTCGACCACCAGTAAGGGTGAGATCATTGAGAAGCCCCTTATTGGGCCAGAATTGCGCATTAAGGCCGCATCAGAGGCTGCGCAGTACCTTTACCCCAAGCGCAAGGCGATCGAGCATAGTGGCGAGATTACGAGCGTCCAGGTCGAGAAGCTAAAGCCTGAGCAGATCAATAGCATTTTGAGGGGAGATCCATTCCTTGGAGAACAGCCAACAGCAGGAATTGAACGACTTGCAGCAACAGTTGCGGGAACTTCAGGCGGTAGCACTGAGACTTGAAGCGGAGCGTGACGCCCATCTTCACGTCATTGAACAGATGTTCAAAGCACTGATCCCGCATGACTGAAGTCCACCCAGAGATTGAGCGAATCGCTCAGGGCATCCAGGCGCTACACTCTGTCTGGACGCCGCATCCTGCCCAGGTGGCCATCGGAGCTCCCCTGATCCGTGGCGATACCAGAGACGTATTCGCTCAGTGCGGGCGTAACTTCGGCAAGACGGAGCTAGTCTGCTATCTGCTCTGGCGGTTTGCCTACACCTACGCTGGCTCTGAGAACTACTACTTTGCTCCGTATATGAAGCAGGCTCGAGAAATCCTGTGGGCCTCCAGACGCGTGCAGACCTTCGGACCTGAGTCCTGGGTGAAGGAGATCAATAACACTGAGATGCGCGTGGTCTTCCAGAACGGGAGCTTTATCAAGCTAGACGGCTCTGACAACGTCGATGCCTACCGTGGCGTGAAGCCCAAGGGCCTATCGGTATTCGATGAGTTTAAGGACTTCAGGCCAGAGTTCTTTGAGGCCTATGATCCTAACCGCGCAGCCTTTGACGCGCCGCTAATGATTATCGGGACACCGCCTGAGCTTGATGGCCAGTTCACCAGGCTTGCTGCTGCGTTCGAGAAAGATCCTAACAAGCGGTTCTTCCAGATGCCTACAAGCGTTAACCCGCATATCTCCCGCAAGTGGTTGGATGCCAAGAAGGCAGAGCTATACGCGCTGGGCGAGGGCGACAAATGGGAGCGTGAGTATCAGGCTAGGTTCGTGTCTGGCGGCGCCAACGCCATCTTCCCTATGCTCTCGCGTAAGGCGATTAGGCCGCACGATGAGGTCATGGCCATGATCTGGCGGGACCGTAAGAAGCTCGAGTGGATTCTGTGGGCCGATCCTGCTGGCGCCTCCTGCTTTGCTGTGCTGCTCTGCGCAGTCAATCCGTATACCAAGCAGATATTCTGTCTGGATGAAATCTATGAGCTTACTCAGACCGAGATGACCGTGGGCCGTATCTGGCCGCGCATCCGCACCAAGCGGGATGAGTTATGGGACGGCGAGTGGCGCCAGGGATACGATGAGGCTTCCACCTGGTTTGCTAACGAAGTGCTGGACGCCTTCGGTGAGGGCTTAGAGCCTACCCAGAAAATGAAGTCCGACAAACTTACTGGCCTATCGCTGATCAAGGACGCGCTGCTGCAGGGTAAGCTGGTCCTGTCGGATCGCTGCCAGAAGCTCTACTGGGAGATGGAGCGTTACCGGAAGGATGACCAAGGCCGCATCCCCAAGAAGGATGACCACTTAATAGACTGCCTGCGCTATGTCTTTGACAGCCTGCCTTACAGCATCAAGAGCGAAGCAGAGCCGGTGGCAGATCCGCTTACACAGAAGCGAGCGTTTCGCCTTGAGGATGACTTTCCAGACTTGTTTTCCAACGAATATGACCTAGAGTGACCGCATGACCATACACGTCGCTATCGCAGTAGCCATCCTGTTTTGTCTCCTGAGCCTCATGGCCTTTGCCATGGCGCTAATCGCGTGGATTGAGGTCAAAGCCTTGCAGAAGTCTACTCATTCGATCCAATATGTTCCTGCTGGCAATGAATTCGAGAAGGTCACGCAAGACCTCCAAGAGAAACTTAACAAGGATATGTTTGAGGCCGTATGAGCAATTCAGGTTACTTCTTCGATAATGTTGGCGACGGAATGGATCAGGGCTATCAGCATCCTAAGACGCCCATCTACTCTATTGACCTGGATGATCCGCGCAACGACAAGGACATTCTGTCGTGGCTGCAAAGCGAGCTTGGATATCTGGAGCAGGAGAATGAGCCGCGTATTCGTGTGATGCGCCGCAACCTCGCACTCTACAAGGGCGTCCAGTATCAGGAACTTGAGAGCCGTGTTGATGCCCGTGACCGCGGGAATGACCGCGCACAGGTGGTCCGCAAGTTGGTCTGCAACCATCTTTATGATCTGGCCAAGAACAGGGCTTCTAGGCTGATTAAGTTCAAGCCAGCCGTGGCCATCCTGCCTACCAACGATGAGCTATCGGACAAGGTGGCAGCCAAGGTCACGAAGCAACTGCTTGACCATATCTGGTACACGCAGGACTTTGAGGGCAAGATCCAGACGCAACTTGTCACGAATGCCTTGGTCATGGGCGAGAGCTACCTGTTCATCGACTGGTGCGAGACTAAGGGCGACCTGAGCCCAGCCTATGTCGAGGCCTCCAAGAAGTATAAGAACGGCAAGGTTCCGCTCTTGGATGAGAACGGCCAGGTGACTAAGGACGCTCACGGGAATGAAATCTACGTTGATCGCCCTGTTCGCGTGGGCGACGTGGAATACAAAGTCCAGCTTGCATCCGAGGTTCTGCTCCAGAAGCGCCAGAAGTTTGTGGATGTAGACTACTGCTTTCAGCGTGAAGTCATCCATGTTCAGGAACTGCGCCTGCGATACCCTGACAAGGCTGCCAAGATCAAGGATCTGGACGGTGCCCAGGTATACGATTACGAGAAGATGGAGCTTCGCCCCGCCCGTAATGAGCAGGTGGTCTATACGTTCTGGCACCGCCGCTCGAGCGTGATGGATAAGGGCCGGAAGATCGTCTTTATCAAGGATTGCATCCTCGACAATACGGAGATGCCGTTCAGCCACGATAACCTGCCGCTTCAGCGCTTCACCGATATTGACTACCCTGGTGAGCTTTACGGAGTCAGCTTCTTTGAGAACATCAAGCCGCTGACCGGCACTTATAACAATATTACCAATATGCTGGTGCGTAACATTGTCATGGCATCCCATCCCAAGTGGATGGTGCCCGCGGGCTCGGTCGCCCTTGACCGCCTGGGTAATGACATGACGATTGTTCAGTATAAGGGGCCGACGCCTCCTGTGCTGGCTACTGCCCCCACCGTTCCGGCTGACGTGTTTAGTTTCCGCGAGAAGCTCAAAGAAGAGTTCCAGCAAATCTCTGGAGTGTTTGGCGTATCTAGGGGTGAGCCGCCTCCCGGGATTAAGGCTGGCGTTGCGCTTCAGTTTCTCGCGGAGCAGGAGTCAGAGCGCTACAACGAGCTAGTGCTGAAGTACAATGACCTTATCGTGGGAATTGCACAGATGACGCTTGCCGTCTGTGGTGACTATTACGATGAGTCCGACGAGCGCATGATCCGCGTTATTGGCAAGAATAATGAGTGGATGACCAAGTTCTTTGACGTGGCGTACCTGGAGAAGGATTATGACGTGCGCGTGCAGAATAGTTCCGCCCTCCCGCGGTCGGTCGCTGCCAGGACGCAGACGCTTCTGGATCTGAACGAGCGGTTCCCTAACCAGTTCACCGGAGAGCAGGTCATTGACCTGCTGGATCTGGCGCAGAGCGAGAAGTTCGTGGATGCGGCAACTGTCGCGGTGCGTGCAGCCCAGGCTGAGAACGAGGAATTACTGAAGCTGGGCCAGGACATGGTGCCAGAGGAACTTCTAGCCCCCCGTGAGTATGAGAACCATATCATTCACTGGCGGGAGCATACCCGAGCAGTGCAGGAGTATAGCTTCAAGTTCCAGACGCCTCCAGAGGCTCAGGACCGGCTGATCAACCATATCCGCGCAACCGAAATGCTGATGGTGGATCAGGCCGCTAAGAATCCGCTCTTTGAGCAGGAAGTGGCGAAGCTCCCCATGTTCCCCATGTTCTTTGACGCTACCCCACCAGCCCCAGCGCCGATGGCTCCTGAAGCCGCTGCGCCTAGTGTGGCGGGAGCGCCTATTCAGCCGATGCCAGAATTGCCGGTTAACCCGGCTTTGGGTGGGGAGCCTCAGGCCCTTGCTCAAGAACCAACGCCGCCCGTGGAGGCCCAGCTTTCCCCAGGTGGCGCAATCCAGCCCACAGGAGGGGTCTAGTCCATGTCCGAATCAGCAAGCCCGCAGACGGCGCTTAATGTCGAAACTGCGTCAGTTCAGGAGCCAATCGAGGTAGTCGGCGGTAGTTCGCCAGTGTCCTTTGATGAGATGGAGGCGGTCTCTAACTGGCGCTCCAGGGTTGGTAATGAGCCCGAGATTAAGACCGCTAATCGCCGAAAGGATGAGGGTGATGATCTCGAGAAGGTTCTGAGCAAGGACAAGGAAGAGAAGTCCGAGAAGTCTGATCTCAAGAAGGAGAGCAAGGTCAAGGACGATAAGGCCGAGAAGCCAGCCAAGGATGAGAAGGCTTCCAAGAATACTCAGGCAGAACCATCCAAGGCGCTCAAGTTCAAGGTGGGCGACAAGGAAGTGGAGCTTGCTGCTAGCGCTACGGTGCCAGTCAAGGTAGACGGCAAGGTGACTGAGGTTCCGATCCAAGAGGTTATCAACCGCTACTCGCAGCAGAAGCACCTGGATGAGATTTACCGGACCTACAAGACCGAAAAGGCTCAGTTCGACACTGAGCGTCAGAAGATTAGTGATGTGATTAGCAAGTCATACGAGATGCTGTCACAGAAGAAGGATCTCAGGGGCTTCGTTGAGTACATGAGCGAGGCCCTGGGTGTGGATGGTCAGAAGCTCTATTCGGATGCGGTTGAACAAATTAGACAAGCATTCGAGGAAGAGTCTACACTGACTCCAGAGGAACGCAGACTTAAACAGCTTGAGCAGGAGAACCAGTTCTACAGGCAGAAGGTTGAGTCCGAGCGGACCGCTAAGACGGAAGCCGCAAAGACCAAGGCCCTCGAAACCCAGGTAGACCAGGTTATCCAGACTCATGGAATGGACAAGGCTGCGTTTGTGAAGGCTTACGATGAACTGGTGCAGACCGGGATTGAAGCCGCAAAGGTGACTCCTGAGATGGTGGGCAAGTATTTCGCAAATACTAAGCTCATCTCGAAGATCGAGTCTCGTTTGTCGGACATTAACCCCGATGCTGCCACTGAGGAAAACATCGAAAAGCTGGCTACTCTTGCGATTCAAACCGGCGCAAATGAAGCGGAGATCGAAGAGGTAATCCAGCAGCTTTATGCCAATGAGGCAGAAAAGAAGCTGGCTAAGAAGATCAATAAAACCCTGAAGGCAAAAGCATCAGATGGACCGAAGAGAGCCGGAAGCGATCCTCTGTTCTTTGATGACCTGGCCTTCTAACAATAAGGAAACCTAAACAATGGCACAGTTCTCTCTTACTACTGCCAGCAACCTCTTCAAGATCAAGTATGGTAAGCTGGCTGAAAACACCTACAACTCTGCAAACGTGCTTCTTGGCCGCGTCAAGAAGGACTTTGATTTCGTCGGTAAGCGCATGGATATCGCTGTTCCGACCTCTTTCTCTGGCGGCGTTGGCTCGGGCTCGCTCCCGACCGCTAACTACGCTGCGATTCAGGACGCAGTGATCGAAGCCAAGAAGATGTACGCAGTCGGCCAGGTGGACCGCGAGTCCATCAAGGCTGCCTCCAGCAATGAAGGTGCGTTCATTGAACTGACTAAGTTCTCGACGCAGAAGGCCGTTGAGTCTTGGATGCGCAACATGAGCCGCGCCCTGTTCAACGACGGATCGGGCAAGCTCGGTCAGTTCTCTGGCTCTGCTTCTGGCACCGCTTCGGCTCCGGTCATCACCGTGACCGCTGCTTCGTGGAAGGAAGCAAACTGGGAAGAAAAGGATTACATCAACGTCAACACTCTCGCCTCCGTGTGGGAAGTGGTCTCCGTTGATCCAGCTACCCGCGCTATCAGCCTGAGCCGCATCTCTGGCTCCGATGACCTCACGGCCATCGGCGCTGGTACGCACTCGGTCTATATGCAGAATTCAAAGGACAGCGACCCTCAGGGTCTCAAGGGCGTCCTAGACGCTACCGGCGGCACCCTGTACGGTGTCTCGGTTGGCCGTCGCTGGCAGGCTGCTGCACAGATCGCAGCAGGCGGCGCTGGTATCACCCCCGATGCTCTTAACCAGGGCATGATGGAGATTCAGCGTAAGTCTGGTAAGGTGCCTAACCTCATCATCACCAGCTTCACGCAGTACCGCAAGCTCCTGAACCTGCTCGAAGATCAGAAGCAGTATCTGCTCGATCCTCGCGCAACTGACCTCATGGGCAAGATTTCCTTCAAGGGACTTGAGTTCATGTCGGCAGCAGGACCTGTCGGTATCTTCCCAGAGCGCTTCTGCGAAGATGACCGCGTGTATCTCCTGAATGACAATTACATCACGATTAAGCACCGCCCTGATTTCGGCTTCTTTGACGATGACGGAACGGTGTTTCTGCGTGACGCCTCTTCGGACAGCTACAGCTTCCGTTACGGCGGCTACCTCCAGAGCTACATCGTGCCTTCGTTCCACGGTGTGATCTCGGGTCTCGCAGTCTAATTTGGTTTGGGGGTGGGAGCAATCTCACCCCCACCTTAACTCCACGGAGAGTAAAATATGCTACGCGAAATTAAAGGTACTCAGCGACTCCCACGCCTTCTGGCCCTCAAGATTGACGGTGCTGCACCGGCTGTCTCGATTGGATCCAGGGACGTGACCCTGGTCAAGAACGCAACTGGTGATTACACCATTTCGCCAGTCACGCCGTTCAAGCGGGCTCCGGTTGTCCTGGCTGTTGCACAGACGGCTGCTTCATACTGCGAAGTGGCTTCGGCATCGGCTTCGGCCATCCAGATTCTGGTTAAGAATCCGTCCACGCTCGCTGCCAAGGATGCTGTGATTCACGTCCAGATCCTCGGCTATGACGCCGCAGACGAAACCTGATAGGGAGCGCCCCATAACTCAGTGGTAGAGTGGCAGCAGGGCGACGGTCCTGAGGCATGACGGCGGTTCGATTCCGCCTGGGGCGTCCCACCTTGGAGGCTATATGGCAGCAGTTCAAAAAGTATTGATTTACTCCGGATCACTTACCGGCAACTACACCGATGGATCGGTGTCGCTCGAAGGGCTCCAGACCGATTTCGTGGGATTTCTTGATGTGAGTGCGATTGGTGTCGGAGCTACAGTGACGGTGAAGATCGAGCGTAGCCCCAACGGAACTGACTATTTCGACTGGATCACGTTTTCGAGCGCAGGAACGGTTCAAAAGCAGATCAAGGACGCTACCGCACCAGGTCTGAGTTATGCGCGAATGAGCGCTACGTTTGTTGGCGGAACAACTACCGCGACAATTGCAGTCAGTCTGCATTACGATAAAAAGAGCAAATGAGCCGGGTAGACCTTTATCCAGCAGCTACAGCAGCCCCAGATGAGGCCCTGCTTCAGACTGGCACAGCTATCGGTGCGAAGGTCGGCGCCGATGTTAATATTCTTAACCCTATTGAGGGCTCTGTTCAGTTCCAGGGACTTCGTACGCAGGGGCGGATTACCCATCTTAGCCTGACTGCTGGCGCCTGGACGGCACTACCTGCTTCAGCCCTGACTGATCGCAATAGTATCTGTATCCAGAACATCTCTGGATCTAGTGCGGTTGTGCTCATCAACTATTCGGTACTTGCGCCTAGTACCGAGGGCTTCCGCATCCCAGACGGTGGGTTTAAATCCATGGCAATTACCGATGGTATCCAGGTATATGGCCGGATGCTGGCTGGATCTGGCGCTGTCGTGGTGGAGGAACTTGCTTGACGTTCTTCAGCAACGCCTACCTTCCTCCAGTAGATAAGGCTAATTCGGTAATCAGTGGAATTAGTGTAGATCCAAGCGTTGTTATCGGAGACTGCGTTAGGATTTTGGGTGGCATCGCATATCCAGCACAGGCTGATAGCCTCGAGAATTCAAACGTGCTCGGAATTGTTGAACAGATTGACGGTCTCACAGCACAGGTCAGGGTTGCTGGTGTTACGCTCCCAATTTTTAGTGGGCTTGAAGAGGATAAAGAATACTTCCTAAGCGACCAGGTGGCCGGAGGGATTCAAGACGTACCACCCACTGCGTCTGGATCTGTTCTTCTGAGAATTGGTCAGCCGTATGACTCTGAGCGTCTGTTTCTGCTCAAGGGCGAGCGCACGGTAAGGGCATGAAGCTCCTACAGCTTGGCCTAACTGGCCATCTCCAAGAGGTGAATGTCAGCACTGGCGGTAGTGCAAACTTCATTGAAGAGCGCAGGCTAATCGGTGTTGCTGACGTTTCTGCTGGATACATCTACACAAACTCAGCGGCACTTGAGAACAGCGTCAAAATCAGTATTGAGGGCTCTGTTCTGACAGAGGATCTGGACTATTCCCTTCAGTACCTGACTGATCGCACTAAAATTGTGTGGATCAATGACTACGCTTCTGGCGGACCACAAGAGGTTACGGCTGGAGAGCGGTTCAGCATTCAATACGCCACGTCTGACTCACAACTGGAGTTCATTAAAGATTATGTCGTCTTGGACGGAACTGATGTTGCTAACGGCTATTTTGATCTGGCTGTGCGCGCAAAGCCTAACAGTCTAGACCTCACTTTTGAGAGCACTCAGTTAATTCAAAATGTGGACTATACCGTCACAGACCTAGAAGATCGCTCAAGAATTTCGTTTATGGGAGAATTTCTCCCTGGCGGGTTGTCTGCATTAGAAACTGGCGAGACAATCCACGTTCAGTTCTGTATTTTACCGAACTAACCAAAACCAATAGGTAGGTATTTCAATGGCCATTTCAGGCAAACGGATACTTCTGCAAAATAATCAGGCGCTACGCGCCAAGGATCAAAACGGAGATGTGCAGGATCTCCTGAAACTCGACTCTAGCGGCGAAATCGCCGGTAAGGTCAAAGAATATATTGATGCCCAGGACCAAATTGACCAGGGCGAAATTACTGAACTTCAGCAGCAGATGGCCACCAAGGCGTCCCAGGCTGATCTTGATGCCGAAGAGACTGCGCGAGCACAGGGCGACCAGGCTGCTCGCGACTACGCTGACCAAAAGATTGCTGACCTTGTCGGATCAGCACCAGAGCTTCTCAATACCCTTGAGGAACTTGCCTCTGCTATTGATGAAAACCCGAACTTTGCTTCGGCTATCGCACAGCAGATTGGTGAGAAGGCCTCTCAGGCTGCACTAGATATCGTTGAGGGCCGCGTTGATACGGCTGAGTCTGATATTGACGCTCTGGAACAGAGTGTTGCTCTCAAGGCTTCGCAGTCTGACCTGGACGCTCTTGATGGTCGAGTAGAACAGGCTGAGTCTGATATCGGATCTCTCGAGGGCCGCATGGGCTCGGCAGAAACCGCAATTCAGAACCTGGCCTCTAGCACCGCTATCGTTGAGCTTGATGGTAGAATCGACCAGCTTGAAGCCGATATGCCAACCAAGGCTGCTCAGGTTGATCTTGATGCCTTGGAAGGTCGTGTAGATAGCGCTGAAGCTGCTGTTGCACTCAAGGCTTCCCAGTCTGCTCTTGATTCCGAGATTTCTCGGGCGCAGGGAGCTGAAGAAGCACTTGATGGCCGACTGGATATCGTGGAGCCAAAGGTTTCTGCTCTTGAGGGCGAAATGGATGCCGTTGAAGGACGTGCATCTGCGCTCGAGGGCAGAATGGATTCTGCCGAATCCTCTATTGCTCTAAAGGCTTCCCAGGCGGACCTGGATTCGGTTGAAGGGCGTGTTGATACCGCCGAGGGCGATATTGACGCACTTGAAGGCAGGATGGGGCTTGCAGAAAGCGCCATTTCTAATCTTGCATCCAGCACTGCCATTGTGGAGCTTGACGGTCGCGTTGATGTTCTTGAGGCAGCAATGCCGCTCAAGGCATCTCAGTCGGACCTCGAACAGGAGATTCAGGACCGTGAAGATGCAGACGCAGCCCTTGGCGTTCGTATCGACAACATCCTGTCCAACACCACTCCTGGTTCGCTCGATAGCCTTGTGGAAGTCGTTCAGGCATTTGAACAGGCTGATGAGAACCTGAATAACGCGATCACCTCGCTTGCATCCAGTGCCTCGAGCGCATTGCAAAGCGAAGTCACTCGCGCCACCCAGGCGGAACAGGCCCTTTCCGACGCAATCGCACTTAAGGCCGCCAAGACCTATGTGGACGCACAGGATCAAGCGATCCTTGCTGCTGCAAAGGACTACTCGGACGAGCTTGCTGCTGGAATGACTTACCAGCGTGAATTCCACGTTAACTTCGACTTCACCGGCACCAGCGATGGTAGTCCGGTCAGGCCGTTCAAGACGATTCAGGCTGCCGTGGATGCTGCGATCTCTGACAACAGCGGCGCAAACAACCACATTATGGTGCACAACAAGGGCAACACCGTAATCAGTGAAAACATCGTTATCAATAACGCTAACCAGAACCTCTTTATCGAGGGAATGGCGCACGTTAAGGATGGCTATGCAGTTCGCATTGATGGCTCGATCACCATTCAGGGAAGCTCGATTCGAGTTCGCCTGAAAGGACTCCAGGTTATGTCGCCAGATGCATCGACTCCGGCTCTGTCGGTTGTCGGTACTCCCGGACGCCATATCTTCGAAAAGTGCGCGTTTGAAGTCGGTGGCGTTTCGTTCTCCGGCAGCTACGCAAACTGGTTCTCGTTTGAGGACTGTTCGTTTGACGGACCTGTCAGTTTTGCTGGCAGCCCGGCAGCGAATACCCTCATCACGATGTACCGCAGCTTTGCTGGCAGTGCAGATGTGGTTGTCAACTCGGCAAATGTGATCGTTTCGATCATGGATACCTACTCCATGAAAAGCATCACGCACTCGGCAGGTACGGTCGCAGTCGATAACCTCCGCAGCATTGGCTCGGCAGGTATCGTTTCGACCGCTTCGGCTGGGCTTCTCAGCCTGACTCGCGTGTCGATGCAGCAGCCTGATCTGTCGTTCGCCCCGATCAACAAGTCAGGAGCAGCGCTGTATCAACTCATCTCGGTTCACCGTGGTGAGACTGCTGATGTTCTGAGCGGAACCCGCGTGGCCTATGGCCCGACGGCAACCGATCAGGGCTACAAGATGGGCGTGTCTGGAAACTGGGCTTCTGCCGTCTATGCGGTCGGTCCGGCTCTTGACTCGCTCGCAGCGAATAAGGCTTCCTCTGCAAGCGTGACCTCTGGTCTCGCAGGCAAGGCAAGCACGACGCTCAACAACCTCGGGGTGACTTCGATCAATGCCGACCTGCTGCCAAGTGCAACCGGTACTCGGAGCTTTGGTTCGTCAGCCCTGAACTGGCTTGGTGGATGGTTCGGAACGGTTAGGAC